CCACTGTGGACAGGTCAAGCACAGACTCTGACAAGCCTGTCCATAAGCTATCCCACATGGTGCGGTAGTTCTGTGGATTGTGGACACGGCGACCATCACCAATGACAGAGTCATTCAATGGGTTAACCACCCAAAAGCGTCCTTCAACAGGCATACCATTGCGGGTTGCTTGTTCACGGATGGGTTGGAAGTCTAAGTCTACGGGGAGGGAGGGGATTGTGTTCATGTGGATGCTCCTTTTATGAACGGTTGGGGGAAGTGCTTGTCGAACAACAACTGATGCTGTTGTGGCTACAAATTATAGCCATGTTAGAAAGGGGCTGTCAAACCCCTGTTGAAATTACCTGACAAAACTTGTCGGGATTGGTTTGGTTGGGTTGTCTCTTGCCCACAGGAGTGTAATCTTACCCATGTGCAGTGCATTGAAGCACTCGCCACGGATGAACTCAATGGGTCTAGTCTTGTAGACACGCTTCCTCAGCAGGTATGCCCTGCCAAAAAGCTTGAAACGCTTTTCAAAATACTTCATACATCCTTTCGTTTAAGTGGAACAACTTCAGTAAATGCTGCTATGTGTACAACTTCGTTGGCTGCATTCATACAGTAGCTATACATGCCATCAATGTGATCAAAGAACAGCGTGACATCACCCACTTGTACATAGCTCTTGTTCGGCACACTGTACAGGGGGATGGGGTCTTGCTTGTCCCAATCGTTGATATCAATTTCACTAATCATGCTGTCTGCCTTTCACGTTTCATATTATCTACAAAGCCATTCCACTTGTCAAGCTCAAGCTTTGCCTGAGCAACACCATTGAAAACGTCAACGGCGATTTTGCCACACTTCCTGAAAGGAAACACAATGTTCAAATCTAAAGCTTTGCTTTCGGTATCAAGCGATGCCAAAACTGTCAAGGGAGAATCCATAGGATTCTTGACAGGCATTCTCTACCTTGCTCCAGCCACTACTACCAAGTGGAACACTTGTTCAATGGCTAAGGTTGCTGAATGTGACAAGGCTTGCTTGTATTCAGCAGGTCGGGGAGCTTTCAGCTCTGTTCAGCAAGCAAGGATCAACAAAACCACATGGTTTTTTGAGGATCGAAACAGCTTCATGCAACAACTTGTTGTTGATATTGCCAAGCTTATCAAGAAAGCCAAGAAGCAAGGCTTACAGCCTTTGATTCGGTTGAATGGTACTAGTGACATTCGGTGGGAAACCGTAGGTTTTACTGATGCTGACGGTGTGGAATATGTAAACATATTTGCCGCTTTCCCCGATGTTCAATTTTACGACTACACCAAAGATGTTAACCGTAAGGTTATTCCGTCAAATTACGATCTGACATTCAGTGATAGCGGTGTGCTAGGCTTTCAGCCTTATGTCGAAAAAGCAGTGGCCCTTGGCATGAGAATTGCGACAGTCTTCCGTGATGTGGCATCGATTCCCGACAATCATAGAGGAATGCCTGTGATTGGTGGTGACAATAGCGACATCCGTCACCTAGAGGATAAGGGTGTGGTGGTGGCACTGTATGCCAAGGGTAAAGCGAAGCTTGATTACAGTGGCTTTGTCTTTGACCGTAAGAGCCTTCCTGAAAGGAAGTATATACCAATTGCAGTAGCGGCCTGATAGCACTGCGGCAAGCCCTTAGGGGCTTTCCAGAGGGTTATCATACTTTCTCTATAGGGCAAAGCCCTGCCGTGAGGCAAAGCTTATCCCGATCGGATCCTTAAAAATTTATTCCAGCGTCAGTATGCTTCGGTGACAGCGAAGCTGAAATAGGCTGGGCCTAGGTGTCGGCGGGGCAATGTCCGACATCCATGCTAGCATATCATGGTGATAATATGCATAGGACATCCACAGTGGCATTGGGGTCGGTGCTAGACGGTGGGTGCTTTCAGAAGCTCTGTGGCACACGGCAAAGGGCTTCTATCAAGCAACATTCCTAAAGGAAACATATCATGATGTTAACGACACAGCCCCAAATCGAAGCTTTCCGTCTCCGCTCTTTAAGACAAGGTCTTAAGTTGGAAATGCGAGGCATGCGACTCACCTCCAAAGGGCAAACTTGCTATGCAATTTTGAAAGGCATGGGCTACAAAGGCACGAAGCAACAGGTGTTTGACCAGTTGACAATTGACAGTGAAAATGCAATGGCTGAAGCAATCAATTCCTAAAGGAAACAACATGACAGATAAAGAATTAGAGGCACTGGGTGTTAGCTTAGCTAAACAGTGTGGATGGGACGGCGATAAAATCTTTTTAGTATTATGTGAAGCGTTGACAGATGCCAACCACCACACAATGCGAAGCCGTTTAGAAAATGCTTATCAAAATTATTTGGAGGAAACAGCATGAAAGTATTCGTTTATTTCAATCTGCACCTTCGGTGCTTCTCTATCAAAGCCCTTGAGGGTGTCAACAAAGGGCGAGTGATAGCCCACAAACATGAGGTGCAGCTATACGATTGCACCTACAAAGTGAGCGAGGCAGGGCGGCAGCGAGTGCTGCGAGAGCAGCGCAAGAATGTCCATGCTGGTGTCTGTGGCACATGGCTTGGGGACACTGCACCGGCTGTCATAGAGCGGTATGTGACGATGGGTACTAGGGTTACATACAACCCCTACAAGTACAGCACCTTTGTAAGCTCAGCAACAGAGTTGCCCATGCTGAAGAGCCGTAGTGCCACAATGTTAGTTGCACCGAATGCCAATGGCATCAAGGTGGGCTACATCTACTCTCTGTCTCTGTAAGAGTTGCCCTTGTAACAGCCGTGACAGGACTGTTACTGGTTGCAATTTTGCAACGATAGCCGTTACGATGGTTGTAACGATAATTTCCTAAAGGACACTGATATGGGATTAGATATGTATGCTTTCAAGATGAAAGCGAAAGAGGCTGGCGACATCCAAACTATAAGTGGCTGGCCTGAGGAAATGCGAGAAGAGATAGCCTATTGGCGTAAGTTCAACCATCTACATGGTTGGATGGAAACTCTCTATATAGAGAAGGGTGGCACTGACGAATTCAATTGTGTATATGTCAGGCTGGAACAGGCTGATTTGGATCGGCTTGAGGGGGATTTATACGGTGGTAGACTGGAACATACACCGGGGTTTTTCTTTGGTGGTGATGAGATGCAGGAGTGGGATGTCACCCGTACATCTGCATTCATCAAAGATGCCAAGCAAGCTTTGCTTGATGGTTATGCAGTTTTTTATTATTCATGGTGGTAACTATGCAAATTTCTATTCATATCAAAGAAAACTACGGCGTACCTACAGCGTACCCGATCTGCGACAAAGCCCTGCTCTTCGCTGCCCTTTGTGGCACGAAGACACTGACGGTGGCGGCACTGGCTAACATAGCCCGATTGGGATACGATGTGCTGCTGGAGCCTACTCCATATCCCGCCATCAACAAGGCCATCAAGAAGCGGAACACAGCAGGGGAATGTGCATGAAGACATTCACCATCATCGTCTACTCAGACCCAGCACACTCATGGGGTAAGGTGAAGCGTCAGGTCATAGACAACCTAGGGCTGGCTCAGGGTGTAAGCGACTACAGCTACCAGCTACGGGACAATGTGTACCTAGAGGAAGACTGCGACTTGGGGCTGCTCTGCCAAGAGCTACACCAAAGGGATGTTAAGATAAAGTTTGTTTACAAACACACCGACAAGCAGAGCAAGATTAGGTCTTACGAAAGCTATCAACCAACCGTTTAACTTCTCATTCCTGAAAGGAAACAATATGAAATACATCGTATCCAAAGATGGTGGTTACATACCCGCTGACTTCGGCATTGTCGAAAAGAATGATTGTGCTGTGAGAGCAATTGCCAATGTAGGTGCTTACCCCTACCCTGTGGCACTGCGTCTCATGTCTCAAGAGGGTAGGCCACGGGGCAGAGGCACACCTTGGGATGCACTGGACAAGGTGTACAAGATGGCTGGTGCTTTCGATGTCACCTACTACGGCGAGAGAATGCGGCGGCTGTCTCAGAAGCACAGCGTTCCTTTCCGTCCACAAAGCATGACACTGGAGACATTCCTTGAGCGTCACCCCAAAGGGCGGTATGTTGTTGTAATAACAAGGCATGCCCTTGCTGTAGTGGATGGCACTATAGTGGACATGGGCAAGAACAAGGCTGGCAAACGGTTAATGGCATCATACAAGTTTGAGGAGTAATGTATGTCGTTCTATGCATATGGATTTATATGTGGCTACAGGGCATCAGCGAGAGCAAGCTTTAGCTCTGCACTGGCTCAGGCTGACTACGATAGGGGATATGTTGCTGGTCAGCTAGAGCTAAAGCTAGACATCAAGCAGCACCAACAACTTAACACAAAGGAATAATATGATTAGCGAAGTAGACATCAACGATTTTGAACAGCTACCCGTGGAGTTGCTGTACAAGCTACCCCAAGACAGCTACATCAAGATGCCCACCACAGATTATGTGCTGCATTTCGATCACCTTGATGGCATGTACAGCTATTGCACCAACATGTTTGGTGATGTGTGCCACCTAGCAGCGTTCACTCCTGTGATACCGCTGGTTAGAAAGGCCAATAGCCCTACGAAATAGTAGGACATTTTCTACAGGGACTTGACAGCCCTGTGGAAAGTGGTAAATTAACGCCGCTTTATTTCGTGTTCAACCTATCCTTTAAGGAACTTTCGTATGCAAAAGCATCTCATCTTCTCCCGTAATGTCAACAACACCGCTCTGACCAATGAGCGTATCCAGCAGTTGGCTCCCGCTGTATTCAGCAGCACCAAAGCAGACGGTTTGTCGGAGCGCTATGCCTCGCTGAACACTGCCCAATTGCTGCCTGTGTTGGCAGACTTCGGCTACTTCCCCATGCAAGCTGCTCAGAAGAAGAGCCGCAAGGGTGAGGCACAGCACTCCAGCCACATGCTGAGCTTCGCCAAAACCTACCACACTCAGGACATCATCGGTGATGTTCGGCCTGAGATTATTCTGTACAACAGCCATGACGGTAGCAGCAGTGTGCGTTTGTTTGCTGGCTGCTTCCGCTTCATCTGCTCCAATGGCATCGTTGCTGGTGATGGGTTCCAATCCCGTATGTACCACAACGCTAAGGCCATCAATGGCTTTGAAGATATGCTGGCTAGCACAGTGGATTCACTGCCTTTGCTGATGGAGCGTATCGAAAAGCTGCGCTCTACCAAGCTGATGTACGGTGATGCTGTGGAGATGGCCCGTAAGGGTGTTCAGACTCGCTGGAAAATGTTTGATGATGTCATCACAGACATGCCCTATTCCACCGATGGTGTTCCCTTTGGCTCCTATGCCACAGAGAAGACGGTAAGAGATGCACTGACGGTGCAGCGTAACGAAGACGATTACATGGATGCATTCACTGTGTTCAATCGTATTCAGGAAGCGGTGGTGCGAGGCAATGCGTTTGTTCGTAGTCTCACCAAGGCCAACGCCAACAATGGTGGACTGATGCGTAAAGCCCGTCCCATCAGCAGTGTGTCTGAGGGTATCCGTGTCAACAGCGAGTTGTGGACAATGGCTGAAGACTACTGTGGTGCTTGGGTAGAAGAGACTATCCCCTACGGTTGGGATGTTGCCGAGACAGCAGTTGCTTAATTTTTAGGCAGGTTTCGGAGGGAAGCTGCCGATATAAGGGACTGCGGAACGGCGGTCAGTCGGTAGCTTTCCTCTATCTTTTATTTCAGGAAACACATCATGCATCAATTCATTCGCAAAATATTTAAACAAATAACTGTGCTGGAATCGGTGAGTGCTGAGCTAGCAGAGGCTGAGCTTTCCCTGCTTGAGGCAGAGACAGCAGCAGAATACGCTGACTCCATCATCGTCTACCGCACAGCACAGATTGCCCGTCTTCGTGGCTACCTAACTCATTTGAAAGTTAATGCTGACTAAGGCTTGTACAAAGTGCGGAGTTGAGAAGGGTGTGGGTCAGTTTTCTCGACGACTACTAAGCAAAGATGGTTTACAGCCCCTGTGCAAACAGTGTGTAATGCTTTATAAAAAGCAACACTATGCACAGAACAAAGATGTTATTAATGCAAAAGGAAAGATATACAGAACTACAAATGCAGATGTTATAAAAGTTAGAGAAAAGTTATCGAAAGAAAAAAACAAAGATAAAATAAGGCAACAAAGAAAAGAGTATAGAGAGAAAAACAAAGATGCTGTACTAGCTAAAAAGCTAGAATATTACAGAGCTAACAGAGAGGCTATCCTTATACGGAACAGGGCTTATCGGGAAGTTAACAAAGAAACTATAGCTGAGAAACGGAGTGCTTATCAAAAAGCCAATCGGCATATTGGGAATGCCACTAACGCAAGGCGAAAAGCATTGAAACGACACGCCACACCAGCGTGGGCTGACAAGGAAGCCATTGACAGCCTCTATTTAATAGCAGCAATCAATCGAGAAAGAGGACTCGACCTGCATGTGGATCACATCGTGCCGCTTCAGAGCAACATAGTATGTGGTCTTCATTGCGAAGCTAATTTGAAATTGATGTTAGCTAGCGACAACATCCGCAAAAACAACAGGCACTGGCCTGATATGCCTTAAATTTAACAACAACACAAGGAATAGTATGATTAAAGACAACGCCATTGGCATGTTTATGGGCTTGTTTATCGGGGATTCCCTAGGAGCCCCCTTAGAATTTCTTCGTCCCCATGAGATAAAGGGTGTGCATAGCGAGATGACAGGTGGTGGTGTACACAGCACAGCCGAAGGCGAATGGACTGATGATGGTGCTATGGCTGTTGCCATTGCTCAAGCCTACATCACCAGCCGCTGCTTCGATCCTGCTGAGATTGTCAACAACTTCAAGACATGGAGAAAGAGCGGACACTTCGGCACAAGAGATTATGTCTTTGACATAGGCCGTACCTGCTCCGGTGCTATTGACCGAATGACATCAGAGTTTCCCTATGCTGCCAGTGCAGATCTGAGAGCTAGCGGAAACGGCTCCATCATGCGGCTGGCCCCCATCATGCTAGCCAACCACGACACTGTGGGTATGGCTATTGCTGAGGGTGTTGCTGTGTCGTTGATGACACATGGTAGTCCTATGGTGGTGCAATACACAGCAGCATTCATTAGTGAGTGCATGGCAGGGAAGATGTTCACCAACTACAACAGGTTTCGTAGGTTCAACATCCGTAGCAGCGGCACAGAAACACACGGCTCCATCATGCATGCTCATGTCCAAGCGTCCCAATCCTGCTACCTGAACACCTGCTTTGAAGATGCAGTGGTGCATGCTGTGAACAAGGGCTATGATGCAGACACAGTGGGTGCAGTGACAGGCATGATGGCTGGTGCTATGTATGGCTACAAAAGCATCCCAAAGCGGTGGTTAAAGGCACTGGTTAAACGGGATGAGTTGCTGGACATGGCTGAGAAGCTGTACGACTTAGGCACTGTTGAGATTCCTCATCGTATGGCAGAGGAGATGGATGGTGAGTAAGCTTCCCCGCTACCTAATGCGAGAAGATAAACCAACTGGTGTTATCTATCGATATAATCCACCATCTTCTGCTATCGAAGCAGGGGTGGTGGAGAGTAAATCGCTGGGTAATAATTGGAAGATTGCTTTCAAGTATGCTGATGAGCAGAATAAAATCTTAGATGAGTGGCGCGAAGAGCGCAAGCGTCTGAAAAATTTATCCAGCACATCCACTGTATCTGATCTGCTAATAAATTACAAGGATAGTTTGGGCTATCAGAAGCTTGAGCTTAAGACGCGATCAGACTACGACTACTACCTGACTCGCTGGCTGCATGATAGGGTGGGTGGTGTACCCCTAGCTAAAGCTAAGCTGGGTGACATCCTAACCCCTATGTGTCAGCGTGTCTATGACATCCACGCCACCAGCAGTGTGAGCCTAGCCAACCACAGCCTAGCTGTGTACAAGCTGCTGTTCAACCATGCCATCCGCAATGGGTACACCACACACAACCCATTCACACACATACTTAGGCGAGTGGATAAGCAGCGCAAGGTGGTGTGGGAGAAGGAGCATGTGGCTGCATTCCTGACGGTGGCATACAGCGAGTTCAGGCTGCGTAATGTAGGACTCATAGTGCAGATGGCATATGAGTGGGGACAGAGGCTAGGTGATGTCAGGCTACTCAAGTGGAGCAACTACGACAGTGGCACAGGTACACTGTCCCTTGAGCAGAGCAAGCGAGGGGCTAGTGTGTCCCTGCCTACATCTGAGAATTTGCGAGAGATGTTGGAGCAGCAGCACAAAGACTTTGGCTGGCAACAATACATAGCACCCAGCACCATCAGGGATCTGAAAGGTGGACTACTTCCATACAGTGCTAACTCATTGGCTAGAATTGGCAGTAGAATAATGGACAGGGCTGGCATACCAAAGGCCATCCTGCTCATGGATTTGCGAAGGACAGCAGTGACTGAGATGATAGAGGCAGAAGTGCCTCTGCCTAACATCATGGCTATGACAGGCCATGCCACACCACAGAGCGTTGCTCCCTACATGAAGCACACCCTTAAGGGTGCTACAGTGGCGGCGAGAATGCGAGGATTTGTTTAACCAACAGGAGATGATATGGAAGTAATTGAAGGTGGTTTTAAACAGGGAACAAACACAATACACCAACTTCAGGATGACATATTAGATGCTATTGAAAAATATTCAGGCAAGGTTACGGTGGCTGCGGTTATTGGAGTGCTTGAGATTATCAAGTTTGATTTACTTGCAGATGTTGAAGAAAAATAAAGAGATGGTGGTGGAGAAGATACTTTCTTTCTTTCACCTATTGGGAGTTGTGGTGGTGATACAAGCAGTGTGTATCTATTGTGTGTACATAATGGTTAAGCCCTCCTGCTATTCCGCTTTTCATTTATTTACTAAAGGATGTAGCTATGGTTAGTATATTTATTCCTGTTTTATGGGTGTGTCTTAACTCAAACTGCCAGTTTTTGCAGTCTGTTTCCCATCACACATCTGTGGAGCAGTGCCAACAATCTATGGAGATTCAAAGGCAAGGCATGCTTAGACAGGCAGCAAGGGCTGGAGAAGATGTTGTTATTGAAGGCACATGCATTGTTGCTAATATTAAGAAAGAATTTTTACCCGCTAACATTACGAAGGAAACAAAATGAATATTTATCAATGCCAAAAGTGGGCAGAGAAGAACGGGTTTGATACTGCTGAGTTCTATGCAGACTTCCCAGTGGGAAACATGAAATGCAAATGGCTTGATGCCTACTTCGGAATGTTTATTATCCCCGGTATGATGGACAAAGACTTTCTGATGGTGAGTCAGATCGATGAGATATTTCCCAACCTTGTGTGTACACCCATTGAAACAGCAGAGGAGCAAGCATGAAAGAAGACACCACACCCATCGACCCCACATGGATGAGCAAGACAGGCGGCTATGCCAAAGACATGACCATGCGTGACCACTACGCTGGCCTTGCAATGCAGATACTTAAAGAAGATATTTGGAACTTTGCTTTGCTTTCAACAAATGCTTACGAACTAGCAGACGCAATGCTTGCCGCGAGGGAGGCGAAGTGAACATCCAAGCACTAGCTGCACAGGCTGGCTTCATTGTTGACAGCGACTCCCAAAAGTATCAGCAGCAGTGCATTCAATCCACACATTCGTTGATTGATGAGCCGCTTGCAAAGTTTATGAAGCTAGTGGCTGCACAGGTGCGTAAGCGGTGCATCGACTTAGTGCTGATGGGTACTGGGTTTCCTGTGCAGACAAAGACACTTGAGATAATCTACCAAGAGCGTGAACGCATTGCAGACTTGATCAGAGCAGAAGGAGAGAACGATGTTTGATGATGATGACACTGACGCTGGTGGTGATATGTTCTTTGACTTCTTGAAAGTTGTCATTGCCATATTCGTTTTTGTTTTATTTGCCGCTGCATTGAGTGGCATTCTTTGGTGGATAATGATATGAAAGATGCAGAAGACGAAGCGTTCGATGAATTAGCGAAGAAGCAGGGTGACTGGGGCGGTGGCTTTCAAGCCAAGCGGCGCATGGTTGCGGACAAGTTGCAGGGGCTTGTGGAAATTGAATACACCTTGTCGATTGCGGAGCCAGCGCAGGAGCCTGTGGCGCATTTATGGGAATGCCTTGGAAAATGGTCTGCCTATCTTGTAACTAATGGGAAGCAAGCAGACTGCGCCCCACCATCGTGGCTTGTTGAGGCAATCCAAAACGCAACCGCGCCACCAAAGCGTGAATGGGTAGGGCTGACGGATGATGCACTGGCTGACCTTTGGTACAAAGAATCGCTTGATTGGATGGAGTTTGCCCGCGCCCATGAAGCCGCCTTGAAGGAGAAGAACGGATGAGCTTAGATATCACATTAACTCAAAGCATTTACAGCGCAAACATCACACACAACCTTGGCGAGATGGCAAGGGAAGCCAACATCTATGAAGCATTGTGGCTAGCCGAAGAGATGGGATATTGCGCCCGCGATTTGATTAAACCTCTGTCCAAAGGATTGGCTTTGCTACTGTCAGATCCTGCGAGGTTCAAAAAATTCAATAGTCCTAATGGCTGGGGGATGTACGAACACTTCGTTCCCTTTGTTGCAAATTATCTTGAAGCCTGTATTGCAAACCCCGATGCACAGATTAGTGTAAGTCGATAAAACAATGGAGAAAACAAATGTTTGAAGAAGAAACTTATTTAGGTGATGGTGTGTATGCCAGCACTGATGGCTACCAAATCTGGCTAGCAGTTAATCACCATCAAAACAAAGTGCTGGCGTTAGAGCCTAGTGTGCTTGCCCGCCTATTTCAATATGCTGAATCGTTGAAGGAAGAGAAGCTATGTCCATGAGCGATCACAGTTGTGGCTACCACTGCCAGCATCCCGAATGCATCAAGGCACAGCGAGACTATTTGAGAGATAAGTATGAACCCAAAAGCGGGGAACTTGAGAAAGAGCTTCTCATTAAAGCATTGAACGCTATACAGATGCTGACTGAAGCCTATCGAAAAGAACATGGACTAGATGGTGCTTGGGATACTCCACTGGTTAATGGAGACGCAGCATGCAAAGCCATCTATAATTATCTTCGGTGTTTATAAAGACTCACATGCCATGCCCTACTTGTGGCAGTAGTGATGGCTTATCAATGAACGAAGACCACAGCACGAAGTGTTTTGTATGTAATACATTCACACCCTCCACCAACCAACAGGAAATTTATATAGTGATTGATGAAGAAGTTGAAGTTGTTTCCTCCGCTTTGAAAGTATTTAAAGAAGGAGTTGCTGTCAGTGTGTCCGATCGGCGGATTAGTAAAAGCACAATGGAGAAATATGGGGTTGTCAAAGACGGTGACAGCTATTACTTCCCCTACTACGATGCTAACAGTCAGCTTGTAGCTGCTAAGGTTAGGGCAGTGGCTGACAAGAAGTTCAGTGCAGTGGGTAGCTGGTCTAAAGGAATCTTGTTTGGACAGAACTTGTTTCCCTCCGGTGGTAAATATCTCACCATTGTTGAGGGCGAGTTTGATGCACTAGCTGCTTTCCAAATGACAGGCTCTAAGTATCCGGTTGTATCCATCCGCAACGGTGCTGGCTCTGCATTGAAAGATTGCAAGGCTCAGTATGAATACATCTCCAGCTTTGAGAACATCGTTGTCTGCTTGGACGGTGATGCTGTAGGGCAGAAGGCTGCGCGTGAAGTTGCTGAATTGTTTGGCAACAAGTGCAAGCTGTTCAAGCCTGTGCCTGAATATAAGGATGCATGCGATTGGCTGGCTGACAACGGCGAGGCTAAGTTTGTAGAGCGGTGGTGGAGGTCTGAGGCGTATGTGCCTGATGGCATTGTCAGCGGAACCAGCATGTGGGAATTGGTGTCTAAGCCTATGCCACCAGCAGACTGCACCTACCCTTGGGCAGGACTCAACGACTTAACCTATGGCCTACGCTTTGGTGAGATGGTGACAGTGACAGCAGGTAGTGGCTTAGGTAAGAGCCAAGTGCTACGCGAGATTGTGTGGCATCTTCTACAGAAGACACACGACAACATTGGCCTGATGTTCTTAGAAGAGAGCGTTAAGAAGACGGGCCTGTCTATGATGTCGCTGGCAGCTAATGTACCCCTGCACCTACCTGATGTGGTGGTGTCACCTGAGCAGCGGCGTGATGCGTTTGAACGCACACTAGGCACAGGCCGCTTGTACTTGTTTGACCACTTCGGCAGCACAGCAGTGGAGAACATTGTCAATCGTGTGCGCTACCTAGCGAAGGGCATGTCCTGCAAGTATGTGTTCCTAGATCATCTGTCCATCATTGTGTCTGCACAGGAAAGTGGTGATGAGCGCAAGGCTCTTGATGAAATTATGACCAAGCTTCGCATGCTTGTGCAAGAGACAAACATTGCGCTTATAATCGTGAGCCATCTCAAGCGTCCACAGAACATAGGCCATGAGGAAGGGGCAGCTACATCACTGGCACAGCTTCGCGGTAGTGGAGCCATTGCTCAGCTTAGCGACATGGTGATTGGACTAGAGCGCAACGGTCAGGCCGAAGACTTAGTGGAGAGAAACACCACAAGGGTGAGGGTGCTGAAGAACCGCTTCAGTGGAATCACTGGCCCTGCTTGCAACCTACTCTACAACAAAGAGACAGGCCGCATGTTTGAGATAGAAGCCCAAGAAGAAACCCTGTTATGAAAGAAGTAAATGATTTACTTAGATATCGAAACCGATACGAAGCACAAACAGATATGGCTCTGTGTTACAGAGAAAGATGGGGAGATAAAACATTGGAGAAACAAAGATGGATTACAAGAATATCTTGAGGGCCACACGGTATGTGGTCATAACATTATTGGTTTTGATGCTCCTGTACTCAAGAGGGTGTGGGATGTCACCATACCCAGTGCCTGTTTAGTAGATACACTTGTCCTCTCGCGTCTACACAATCCTGATGTAGACATTGCATTCATAGAGGGACAGAAAGTACCAGCGTCTCATAGCCTACAGGCGTGGGGCATTAGACTCAAGTGCCACAAGATAGACTTTACTGACTATGATGCTGGTTGGTCTATGGCGATGGCTACTTATTGTGAGCAGGATGTACTGCTTCTTAAGAAGCTACATCAACACCTAATAACTCTTCTTGAAAAAGATAAGTTCAGTACCCAAAGCATTGAGCTTGAGCATAAGGTTGCCATCATCTGTAAGCAGATGGAAGACAACGGCTTCAAGTTGGATATGCCGAAGGCTATGTCTTTGCATGCACACTTGATTGGACGCATGTCTGACATTGAATGCAAGATGCAGGAAGTGTTTAAGCCTACCTATGAAGAGTTAAAAACTCCACAGTATTGGACAGTGTTCGATGGCTCTTGGAAGGAATACAAAGCAGAGACTAAGACAGAACTTCTAGCTTTGCTTCGACAAGATGGCTGCAAACCCTCCCTAATAAAGGAAGCCGTAGCTGGGCCAATGAAGGTTAGGGAGCATCTGTTCAATGCTGGCAGTAGACAACAGATTGCTGAGCGATTGTCTGCACTAGGTGTGAAGTTTAACAAGCACACAGAGAAGGGCAATGTCATTGTGGACGAGACAGTGCTGCAAGGCATAGACCTGCCCGAAGCTAAGCTTGTTGCTGAGTATCTGATGTTGCAGAAACGCACAGCACAGATCAGTAGCTGGATGGAGTTTGTTGGGGATGATGGCAGGGTACATGGACGCATCATCACTAACGGTGCTGTGACGGGCCGCTGTACCCATAGTAGTCCCAACATGGGACAAGTGCCAGCAGTTAATCCCGATACGCCCTATGGCGCTGAATGCAGAGAGATGTGGACGGTGGGGCAGGGTAATGTGCAGGTAGGTGTAGACCTCAGCGGTATTGAGCTACGCTGCCTCGCGCACTACATGCAGGATGAGCGGTGGCAAGAGGAGTTGTTGAAGGGTGATGTGCATTGGATGAACTGCCAAGCTTTTGGACTAGTGTCGAAGGGTACAGTGAAGGATGACAACAATCCCGAACACAAGAAGTTTAGGAACCAAACTAAAACCATGACCTATGCCATGTTGTACGGTGCGGGTGCAGCCAAGATTGGAGCAACTGCTGGGGTATCACAGACAAAAGGTAAGAAACTTCTTGATAACTTCTTAGACAATACCCCATCACTGAGGAAACTCAAGGAGAAAGTAGCTAGGATATCAGCAGACGGCAGACTGCCCGCACTGGATGGTAGGAAAGTATGGGTTAGGAATGCACACGCTGCACTAAACACCCTGCTGCAATCTGCTGGTGCTATTGTGGCTAAGCAATGGCTGGTGGAGTGTGATGAAGCCTTGAAACTGCATGGAATAAACGCAAAGCTCATTGCCTTTGTCCACGATGAAACCCAATGGGAAGTTGCTAAAGAGGATGCAGAGAAAGCAATGAAGATTATTGAGGAGGCCGCTACCACCGCTGGTATTGTGCTAAAATTCAGGTGTCCTGTTGCTGCCGAAGGAAAGATCGGCAACAATTGGCGTGATTGCCACTGACGATACAAGTGGATTTTTATTTTTCATAAAGGAAATAGTATGGCAGATTTATCAAAGCGAGTTAAGATTAAAGCCGATGTGTTCTGGTGTCAGCATACCAAAGTGAATGATATGTCAGGTAAGTATCAGCTTAACCTGTGCAATCTGAGCGATGCTGCTGTCGATGCTTTGGAAGCAATGGGTATCAGTGTTCAAACTGGTGAAGATAAGAAGGCTGAGCAAGGTCGGTATATCACTTGCAAGAGTCAGTCGCCCATCAAGGTGTTTGACGCAGACGGTGATCTGATTGAAGAAGCCATTGGCAATGGAAGCAAAGCTAAGGCTTTGGTTGGTGCGTATGAGTGGTCTTATAAAAACAAGAAGGGCATCAGCCCATCCTTGGGTAAGATTGTGATTACAGGTCTTGTTGAGTTTGGCGCTGAGTCTGCTCTTGATGATGAAGATATTTTGTAAAGGAAAACTGGAATGAACATCACACTAAATTTGCACATCGATACCGTTAACGCTGCTCTTACAGGGCTGGGAGAGTTGCCTTACAAGGCCGTTGCTCCTCACATCAATGAGATTCAACGACAGGCTATCCCTCAAGTTGAAGCAGCACAGGCAGCACAAGCGGCACAAGCTGCGGAAGCTTCTACCCAAATGGAACTTCCCTTGGAAGATCTTGATCAGTAACAACAATGCAAAGCAAGGTGATAGCGTTAGTTGACTCTGACATTATTGCCTATCGCATAGCATTCGCTTGTAAGGATGACGATGGGAAGACAGCTAAGAGATCTCTTAACAGTTATCTCACCGACATCCTACTGATTGGCGTTGATAATACATACAGTGGTTGTTATGCCGATGAATGGAAACTCTACCTAACAGGTAAGAATAATTTCAGACTAGACATAGCAACCACTGCTGTGTATAAAGGTAATAGGACAGCACCTAAACCACAACACTTACCAATATTGAGAAAACATTTGGTAGATGATTGGGGTGCAATTATTATTGACGGTCAAGAAGCTGATGATGCTATAGCAATAGAAGCAACTAAGTTGCAAAGTAATTTTGTCATTGCTTCTGTCGATAAAGATTTAGATCAGATAGCTGGCTGGCACTATAATTTTGTAAAGAAGGTAGGATATAACATAACTCCTGAAGAGGGTATGTATAGATTCTACAAACAGATATTAACAGGGGATTCCGCTGATAATATCATAGGCATAAGAGGGGTTGGCCCTGTCACTGCTGATAAACTCCTATCAGAAGCAACAGATGAAATGGAAATGTATTCTATTTGTCTAGAGCAATATGAGGGGAACGAGGAAAGAGTTATTGAAAATGCCAGACTTCTCTGGCTTAGAAGATATGAGGATGAACTATGGCAACCACCAATGAAGGACACAGTATGAAAAGGAATCCCAAGAATGATCTACAGCCCAATGATGTTGCGATTATCTTGCGCCCTCATGTGGGAGAAGATGGGCAATGGGATCAGACATTTGAAGTTATTATTAGTGGCTTTGGCCCTGTCAGCATTTCTAAGGAAGCAATGGACGATATGATTGGCATGGCAGTATTGCTGGCCTCTGTTGTTCCCCTCATGGAAAGTGATGAAGAAATTGCATCAGAAATCCAAGACCATTGCAGCAAGTTCTATGCACACAATGCAATTGGTGTTGACTACGATCTCAACCACAACAGCTTTGCTGACCTAGACAAAGACCTCCGCTCTTTTGATATCAATACTCCCACTGTAGGAGGGGTGCAATGATTTCTGTAGGCGAGATATTGAAGCAGCGAGGGGATCGCTACGGTGAATATATCAATGTAGCAACTACCAGCCAAGAGATAAAGCGTATCATAGCTAATGGAGCCAATGTCACTGGGGGTGACGATGATATGTGTGAAAGCTTGGACATGATTGCTAATAAGATTGCCCGCATTGTTAACGGTGATCCTTATTACAAAGATAGCTGGCAAGATATTGCTGGGTATGCCCAACTAATTGTCAACAAGCTTGACAGGATGGGACTATAGATACCGATGGCCTCTAAGAAGCAAACCATCAAACCCCGTAATGGTGGTGAGTGGACAGAGGCTAGGTATCGAAGCTTCGTAACATCAGCCCTGAGGTCTGCCTCGCGTAGGTGGCCCCCAAAGTATGCAGCACTAAGGGATGCTCTGTTAGGAAGAAAAGAGAATAAGAAGACAGGTAAGTTGGCACAGCATTACAAATGCGCTGCATGCACTGGAGAGTTTGTAGCTAACGATGTACAGGTAGATCATATCCATCCTGTAGTGGATCCAGTTATCGGGTTTGTTAGTTGGGATAAGTACATTGAGAACATGTACTGTGAAGTGGTAGGCTTTCAGATATTATGTCTGGATTGCCATAAGGCAAAGACTCTTAGTGAGAAACTTAAAAGGAAATTAAAATGAACATTACTTGTACACACCTTGAAGAACTGGAAGACGGTGGCGCTATCGTTAGCTTGGAGATGGATGATGAATCCAAAGTGGAGTTGATCAACATGGGCTTCATTGCCATGTTGCAGAACTACATTGCCCAGCAGCATGCTGTTGAAGAAGCAGTCGAAGAAGAAGAAGGGCTGTTCGATTGGGACGAAGAGGAAGAAGAAGAGGAAGCTGAAGAAGAAGCTGATCCCTATGCTGCTGTCATTGCAGAATTGAAAACCTGCTATGAGTATTACGCACTGGAAGTGGATGATGAAGAAGGAAAGACTGCTGAGCTTGCACACGCAGCATCACAGTTGCTTACCCTCTACATGGGAGAAGAGGCAGCTTCTGATTATTTTTGGAGCGTTAATGCTAGTGTTTGGAACGATTGGGCTGACTAAGACTAGTCCCTGATGTGGAAACCCCTGTCGCTAAAATGGCAGGGGTTTTCAGTTATGATAGTGGGGTGAGCGGTAAACTCTAGTATAACTGCTTTCCCTATGGGAGCATTGGCTCCCTTTTTTATCTTTCAACACAGGAGAATTATGAACGACATCCAAACCCCTTGGTCATCTGTTGGCTACCTCACATACAAGCGTACCTATTCACGCCGCCTTAACGAGACGGATATCAATAGCCCAACAGAAGAATTCACTGACACCATTAAGCGTGTGGTGAATGCAACCAATGACCAACTAGGTTGTAACTTCACAGCAGAAGAACAAGCACGACTCACTAAACATTTCCTTGAACTCAAGGGCAGTGTTGCTGGTCGATTCTTGTGGCAGCTTGGAACCAACACAGTGGATAAGCTGGGACTTGCCAGCCTACAGAATTGTGCTTTCACTGTGGTGGATAAGCCAGTTGAGCCTTTCACTTGGGCTATGGATTTGTTGATGCTTGGCAGTGGTGTTGGCTACAACATTCAGAAGAAGAATGTGGACAAGCTACCCGCTGTTAATGAGAATTTCAAAGCTCCCACTAGAGTGGATAGTTCTGGCGCTCAATTTATTGTTCCTGACAGCCGTGAAGGATGGGTTGCCCTGCTTGGTAAGACATTGAAGGCAGCATTCCTAGCCCACAGCAGCGGTAATCAGACATTCACCTACAGCACACAGCTTATCCGCAGCAAGGGCGCACCCATCAAGGGCTTTGGAGGCACTGCCAGCGGGCCTGAGGACTTGGTGTGGGGGATAGGGAAGATCAGCGACATCCTAGCCCGCCGTGCAGGGCGTAAGCTGCGTCCCCTTGACTGCTTAGACATTATGAATATCATTGGTGCTGTGGTGGTGGCAGGTAATGTACGCCGCTCTGCACAGATTGCTATTGGCGATCCCGATGATGTTGAATTCTTGTTGGCTAAGCGTTGGGACATGGGTAACATTCCCTCATGGAGAGCAATGTCAAATAACAGCGTTGTCTGTAACGACATTGAAGACCTACATGAATTCTTCTGGGATGGCTATGAAGGCAAGGGAGAACCCTACGGGTTAATTAACCTGCGCCTGTCTCGCAAGATTGGACGCTTGGGCGAAACTCAGTATCCCGATCCTGATGTGCAGGGATACAACCCATGTGCAGAGCAGAGCTTGGCTGATAAAGAAACCTGCTGCTTAGCAGAAATCTTCTTGCCAAACATTACTTCCAAGGAAGAGTTGCTGGATGTAGCAACATTGCTATACCGCATTAACAAGCACAGCTTGGCCCTGCCTTGCCATCTTGAATCCACCCAAACCGTTGTCAACAAGAACATGCGTATGGGTATTGGCATCACAGGCGTACTAGAAAGCAACAAGGAGCAGCTTAGCTGGCTCAAGGACACCTACACCTACCTGCGTGACTACGATGAGCAGTACAGCGCTCAGCATGGCTTTAACAAGTCTATCAAGCTGACCACCATCAAGCCTAGTGGTACGCTGTCTTTGCTACCGGGAGTTACGCCGGGTTGTCATCCAGCATATGCGCGTCATATGATAAGGCGTATCCGCATCAGTGCGAATCATTCGCTGGTGCAGACCTGCCGTGACCACGGGTATCCCGTAGAGTACCAACAAAACTTTGATGGCTCTCTAGATCACAGCACTGTGGTGGTGTCGTTCCCGTTCCGTCATACGGAATTGGCTACGCTTGCCAGCGAAGTGGATGCACTGGATCAGCTTGATACTGTCCGCTGGTTGCAGGAGAACTGGAGTGACAACAGCGTTAGCTGCACCATCTACTACAAGAAGGAAGAGCTTCCTGAAATTAAGAAGTATCTGAAGAAGCATTACAAGAACTCACACAAGAGCTTGTCTTTCCTGCTGCACAGTGAGCATGGCTTTAAGCAAGCACCGCTGGAAGAGATTACCGAAGAGCAATACGATGCTTTGGTTTCCTCTACCCGCCTCATCACACATGTTGCTGAGGCCACCATTGGCCTTGATGACGAGTGTGCCACTGGCGCTTGCCCCACCAGATGAAAGAGGTAGTCATATCTCCAGCCATGTTGGTTGAGGCCAGAGACAAGGCTGCTGAGATGGGACAGCTACGCAATAGCATCATCAGAGGGGCTGGCAACATTGCTGGTTTCATTGGTGAGGCTATTGCCCATCAGGTTTTAGGTGGTGAGCTATTCAACACCTATGACTACGATCTTGTATTACCTGATGGCACTAAGGTGGATGTGAAGACTAAGCAGACGGGATATGTCCCGTTGCCTACCTACGACTGTTCTATTGCTGCTCTGAACACTAAGCAAGACTGTGACTACTACGCCTTTGTGCGTGTAAAGAATGACTTCTCTGTGGGCTGGTATTTAGGTGTGTATAATAAAGATCAGTACATGAAGGATGCAGTCTTCATGCAGAAAGGTACAGTGGATCCAGCCAATGGCTACACTGTGAAGAGCGATTGCTACAACATCAAGATAAGTCAACTAAAGGAGAAACCATGACTATCAAGTTTGAAAGAACTGCCCCTCTGCGGATCCAATTCGATCAAGGCAGGATGGCCTTTTACAAGGGCTGGTTTGCTAACCAGTACGATCCTGACTCAGTGCAGGGTAAGGAATGGCAGCGTGGCTTTGATAGGGGCTACTTCGAAAACATCTACGCCCTGAAGCAGGGCAAGTAAAACCTCTTGTCCTTAGCTCAGTTGGATAGAGCAACAGCCTTCTAAGCTGTAGGTCATTGGTTCAATTCCAATAGGGCAAACCATCATCTCAAGGAAATAACATGACCATTAATTTTAACTTCCTTAATCTACTTACACTGGTATTCGTAGCAGCCAAGCTCTTCAATGTCATTGATTGGTCTTGGTGGCTGGTGTTAGCGCCAACACTAGCCCCACTAGCCATCTTGATAGTGGGATTGATTGTTGGCTTTATATATCTCTACTTCAAGCAAAACTAACCCTGTCTAGAAGCTAGCCCGCCCTTAGCTAACTTGCGGGTTAGTTCTCTAACCTTGTTGGATGCCTTTATCTGTGGTGTTCTGTAAGATCTATCTGAACGCTCAGCTTTATAACCCATGTGTCTAAAGGCATCCAACTCATTATTGATATCATCCAGTAGCTTTGCTTTCTCAGTGGAGCCTGATGCCTTCAATGTCTCCTGAGCCTTGTCTAGCAACGATTTAAAGAAGAGTGTTTCTTTTCTTCCTTTGTAAGGCCCGCCTGTTGTTGGATAAACTGTTGTAGCAATATCTCTGGTATCCCCTGCCAATAAATCTAATGAGGTTTGATACCGCTGACCCAATCCACTTCTGGTTGAGGTGAGTTCACCCTTCTCCATGAAGTTGTTTAGTAAACTTTTTACATTGGTATAGGCTTGATTAGCCAGCATCTCATCAGACACTTGCTTAGTTACTTTCTTTCCATCCACAATAACACTACGTTTTTCAATAGGCAAGTTCATGTTCTGTTGGATAGACAGCAGTTGCTCAAGAGTTTCTTGCTCTCTTCTTTCTCTATCAAGAAAACCTTTTTGAGAAACACTACGCTTCTCAAGAGGTAAATTCATATTCTCCTGAGCTTTGCCATCTCCTTGGACAAACTTAGTTACAATGTCTTTACCAGATTTAACTTCTAACTGACCGTTCTCTCCCTTACCCTGTGGTCGGAGCTTATCAGTTTCAGTAATCACTTCTTCTGTTTCTCTGAAGTTAGAACGGGGAAGAGATAGCGGCCTAACAACACGGTCAGATCCGTTGATTGTTTGAGCAATTACATCTAGATTTTTATCTGAGTATTCTTTTGGGTTCACGTTCACACGCTTAAACATGAAATCTGCATAAGGAATTTCTGTATAGATTATCTGCTGTGGGTTAGGCCCGCCAAAGCTAGGAGACTCCATGTTTAAATTAGCATCTCTTGTGAAAGAAGTGCCACCTACATTTAATTCAGCATGGACAGTGCTGTGTTGCTGGGGATCAGTGTATCCAGTTTTGTATCTAAAGTTTTCTCCAGTTTTACCGGCATCTCTCCCGTGAAAAAGTTTAATTGGTGGCTCATCTGCATACTTCTTTCTAAGCGAGTCTAGTTTAGACTGTGACTTCTGTGCCATAGTAACCGCTGCTGCTATGTCTTCTGTGTTCTTTGGATCAATCTCTTTACCAAACTGTTTTCTAAAGTTTCCTTGGACAACAGCCAAGACATCTTCAGCATCAGACAGCTCAGCAATCTGCGGGTTTTTAATTAAGTTCTCAAATGTGTATCCTCTTTGCTCACGAAGCAAGAACAAGACACCCTGTCTTTTTGTTGGGGATGACGGAGGGGCAAGAGCAGCTAAAGAACCTTCTTTTATTTTAGCTTCTGGAATCTTCGGCGGTGTGTATTCAAAGACTTCTTTTTTTTCTATTGCAAATGGAGAAGCATTTTTAGCTTTCTCGGGGTTGTTCCAAGAGAAAGGATTTGCACCGTCAAAATCCCCAACATCTTCTCCTTCTGCTTCGTACTTTTTATACAAATTATATTGTTGTTCCCACTCAGGAAGTTCTTCGGCTGGTGGTGTAGGTGCTGGTGCAGCTTCTTCCTGCTTAGCAAGCACAGGCTCTCCGTTGTCTACAAAGCGTCCTTCTCTTTCCACCTCACCTAAATATAGCCCTTCGTCTTTTACCACCTTAGAAGTAGATGTTGGGGGCTGAAAGACGGGGCGCTTAGTGGATGAAAGGGGGATGTCAGGGGCGACAGCGGCTGGCTTCTTCTTAGCCAGCACTGTAGCTGTCTGCCCCACTACCTTTGGTTTAGGGGTGATGCCTAAGATCTTGTCAGCAAAAGCTTCTGATTCAAGCTTTATTTGTTCTTGAGAAATTGTAGAGGCTGTTTTAGAAATGAGGGGATCGGACTTAGCAGCTTTAGAAGCTACAGCACCTGCCTCTTTTTTAAGCACACCAGTTGTTGCTTCCTCAACAAGAGGAGCAAGAAATTTATTAAACAGTGCCAAAAGATGTCCCCAATTAATTCTTTATATTACCTAATTTTCCGATGTACTTCTTCACTTGTTTGTAGTCGTTGGCCTCTTCCAAAGTGACACCTTTGTTTTCTTTGGCATAACGATTGTTGATAGTTTTCCGCTCATCAGCAGGGAGTTGATCAAACTCCATTTTGTACAGCATGTTTTTTCCCTCTTCGGTTTTCATAAACACACTTAATGTCTTTCCTCTAGCTTCCTCTACTGCATGGGAAATTGCTGCTTGAATTTTTAATCTTTTTTCTTCCATTGGCAATTCTTGATAAGCAGGTCTGCTAATTAAGCTCTCAATATTACTTATGACGCGAGGATTAATCTGACTAATATATTCTCTATCGTATATTTTATTACCAGTGCCTCCACCATATACTTTAAATGGATCGGCATTGATATTAATCATCTCTTGCTCTGCTGGAGTTTTCCTTGGTATCTCTCTAACACCAACCAAGCTATTAAAAAATTCACCCTCTTTGACAACTGGCCCTTCTCTAAGACGAGGTACAGCTTCAGGTAGGTTTTCTTTTACAATGGGAAGTTTACTTTGTACTCTGTTAGAGGCAGCTTCGATAAAGCCATTGTCCGTAGTTATAACATTAGGATCGCGTTGAATGCTACCCTCTTCTCTGAACAAATCTAAGAATTCATATGCACTTTTAAATACAAAAGGAGAAGTAAAACGATTAGTAAAATCTCCAAGCACTTTACCTATACCAATTTCTATTTTATCTGCATCTTTCTCAGAAGAGATTGCAGCAAATACTTGCTCAAGGAATTGATTCTGCGCTCCCGCTGGCATCTTCATTCCAACTATTGCTTCCGTAACGCCTTTGATATCGGGCTTTTCACCGCGATATCCTTTTACTAAAATATCAGCCGCCCCCAACAATGGGCCTAAAGGAAAAATACCTCTTACATCTACAGTGGATCCATCGTCTTTTTTTATTTCATACCAATTACTGTCTTGGTTATTTTTGCGGTGATATAACGCAAACGCCAATGCACCAGTGCCAACAATACCCTTAGCTAGATTCTCTTGGCCCTGACGTTTTATACCTGCTCCAGCAGCATCACCTGCCGCTTCCATAGTACCACCCCGCAATATATCTGCTGCACCACTAGTTGCGCCCAGCACACTATACCTGTATTGAAAAGCAATTGCGTTGCTCATAAAGCGAGGGAATGTAGCTATCGTACTTCCAAACGGAATCTTATCAATTATCTTGATAAAATAATTAGCCGCTGTTTCAGCCGCCGCTTCACCTGTTTGTAGCGCGTTCGGTTGTATTTTAGGCTGATAAGAGAATGTAGCTTTGAGCGCATCATCAGCAGACTTCTGAAGAACAGAAGCAGGTACAGCTTTGTTCTCTGCCATAATTAGAAACGGATCTAATCCTGCTCTTCTTGCGTTCTTCTCTACGGCAGCGTTAAAGATTGCTTTTCTAAACCAAGCATCTTGTGCTGCATTTAAGCTGTTAAATAGCTGTGCTATTTGCGATATACTTTTCTCACCGCCCACTTGTGTGGCACTTAAAAGGTTGTTTCTGATAGATGGATTATGTTCTAGTAAAGAATAAGTAACTTCATCAGACAAATCTGTCTTTGCAAGATAGCCGTAAACAGCAAAGGCATCTTTCATTGTGTCAGCCATGCCTTTATAAAGAGTGTCCAGACGCTGCCCTGAAGCACCAGCAGATACAACTTTTCCTGCTGTGTAAAGAGTGCCTTCGAGGACAGAAGCAGCAGTAGTGTAAGTAAGAACAGGAATAGTTCCTAACACATTTCGTACAGTGGTTCCAATACCGCTGACAACCCAAGCTTTACTTTCATTCTCCAGCCTATTAACTCCATTTAATATTGATCCAAATGCTGAGGTTTGATCATTAGGCTTTCCAAACAAGTCATCAGCTATCTTCTTAAGTTCAGGATCTAGTTCTTTAGCTTTATTCAAAGCCCTAGAAGCAACAGAGTATTGCTGCATAATAGAAGCAGCCTCTGATAACGTGAGCTTATTAGCCTGAGCAAACTCTCTAGGAGTAAGCCCTGCTAAACTAATTGCTTGTTCTAGCACAGCATCATCGATTTCACCAGAATCTAATTTAGAAAACACATTGGCAATGGCTGTGCCTATCTGCTCATTGGGGCCAAGTCGAAAGGATGGGTCATTATCAATGATATGACGAGCAACACGAACAGCCCTAGCTGACATATCATTAGCAATCTTTGCATCCAACAGAGGAGTGAGTGGAGACACTTCCTCCAATATCTTTGCACCTTCTCTCTTCATAAACTCCGCAGCTTCCAAATTCATCTGAGCAGCTACAGGATCTGCCAACCCCCTTTCTACTGGGGTGACGGGAGCATTTGGATTAGTGACAGGGGCTTCTGTTTTAGCTTTCTGCATTAAGGTATTTAGCTCATCAGCGCCTGACTCACCATACTGCCTCATTGCTGCTTTGCCCTCGACATAACCAAAGGCAGAGGAAAAGATGGCAGCTACAGCCATTTGAGAATAAGATAGATCATCAGGGGTTTCTCCTAAAGCTTTCTTTTCTTCTTGTTTAAGACGTTGACTAAGCACATTTGTTCCACCACCAATGGCAGCGTTTCCAGCAATGACTGTGCCTATTACTTTCTTTTCAGTAGCAGAGACTGCTTTATCAAACCCCGTCTTTGCCGCTTCTTTACCTAGAGCAGCGGCAGTTTGTTGCTTTAAAGTTCCTTTAACCATTTGCTTACCAAAGAAGCCAGCAACACCACCAAAGTAATTAAGAGGATCTGTAGCTAGTGCCTTTAATACATCGTAGTAAGGGCTGAAGCCTTTTTGACCGCCGCCCCTAACATCAAAGGGGGAGGCTGTCTTCTCATACAACGCCTTAGCCAGTGCTGTCTTAGCAGCATCCACTGGCTTAGCATTACGCATGTAGTTGAGGGATGAAATCAAATCTAGTGTATTGAAGTCATCGTTCCTCATGTCAGTGAGAAACTTAGCCGTAAACTCTTCTTTGGTTTCTCCCTTAGCAGGTACACGGTTGTATCTAGCTTTACTAAAGTCAAGAATTGTTTTGTAATTCTCTGGATTGCTGGATAATTCAGCAACAGAAATCTCAGCAGCCTTGGGCTTTTCTTTCGGAACATACTCAGTAAGATCTTTACTGCCGTAGTCTGTAATACCAGCAGAGGCCGCAGCAGCGGGCATCTCTTGCCCCTCTGTCATAGCCTTAGCAGCAGCGCTTCTTCTTGTTACTAAGGGGGTAGGTGTAGCAGGGGCAGCAACGGCAGCAGGAGCGCCCTCTGTAGGGGCAGCAACAGTGGTTCCCCCATATAGAGCAGGAGTACGCTGCTGTCTTCCGGGTGAAATCTGAGGAGCAACAATAGTCCCACCAAATTTCTTAGCTAGTTCCTCATCAGTCATTATTTAAGACCCTTTGCTTCCTTAAACCCTTCGGCTTGTCTGACTGCGTTTTTACCCTCAAATCTAACTAGCTTTCCTTCCTTGGTAGTAACAGTGACCACCGTGCTGTCTCCAGATCCTGTAATGGTGGTATTAGAAGCTGGCACTACTGCTGCCGCTGCTGGCCTAGCACCTAGTCCTGTTCCACCTGCTTTTGGTGGAACTTCCACCATATAAATAGTCATAATAGCTTCGACATCTCTATTAAGCGGTACACCTTTGTTGTCTGTGTATACTGAAATAGCTTTCTTAGCTGCCGCCAATCTAGTTGCTTCTATCTTTGCTTCTATTGCTGCCTCCCCACCTTTATACTCAAAGTCTTTGTAAGTTACACCGCCTTCGCCAACTTTGTCAACAAAAACCATATTATTCTTCTGATCCCCGTGAGCAGCAAGCACCGCCCGAGTAATAGCAGAGGATACATAAGTGTTTAAAGCACCCAAGCTTGGCACTTTATCCGAAGCGGCTGTAGGCACTTGTTTGGCTCTAGCCTCATCAGCTATAAGCTTCAGTTCCTTAGCCATCTGTGCCTTAGCATCTTTAACTTCTGCTGGGTTTGTGGAAGTGGTGATGGTGGTCTGCAAGGCAGCAATGCGGTTGGTACGCTGGGTAGCTGGGCCTTCTTTAGCTCGGGCTTCTTGTCCCTCTATAGCAAAGAATGCCTGTAGCTCCTTCTCAGCAGCTTTGTCACCAGCAGCAGCCTTGCTGGTTAGCTCAGCCTTTTTGTTAGTAAGCTGTTGAGCAGGAGTTTCTTTAGCTTCTGTAATGGCTTTATCAATTGCCGCTACTTGCAACAATTCATTCTTAGCCTCTAGATCGCCACCATCTGCTTTGGTTTTCAATGCAGCAAGTCTATTCTCTCTAGCCTGTACATCAGTTTGACCAGCCTCTGCTACAAGCTTATCAAGCTTCTTCATCTCAACAAGCTTTGCCTGTGCTGCTGCTTGCTCTGCTTCTGTACCACGCTGACCCTTAGCTTTCAACTCAAGATCAGCAAGATAGTTATCACGCTGTTGCGTAGTTGTTTGTTTAGCCTCAGTTACTCTAGCTTGAACACCAGCCTCTTTGATTAGCTGGGCTAATGCTGGCTCTGCTACTTTAGGATCGTCACTGGCAGCGTCAATCTCTAGCTTTGCAATCATATTCTTTCTTCGCGCTTCAGGAAGTTGCTTAGCTTCCTCTGCTCTTTTCTCTGCTGCAAAGATGGCATCTAGTTCTTTGACAGCGGATTTTTTCTGATCCGGTGTTCCGTTAATCTCCAATTCCTTAAGTCTAGAAACCTTGTTAAGCCACTGCTGTTGAGGGCTACTTAGCGATTCTTTAACTTTGGTAAAGTTATCAAGATTGGCTTGAGCCAGTTCGATATCTTTTTCATCACCTTTCTTCTGAGCAGCCGCTAATTGAACAGCAGCTTTATCTATGCTAACATCCAATGTATCTCCGGGTTTCAATGAAGCCAAATCATATGATGCACCGGAGGGTTTAATATCTCTTCTATATCCCATAGCTCCCTGAAGCTTCTCCAGCGGTACACCCAAGGCAGCAGCAGTTCTTTCAGCACTAACTTTTCCTTCTCTTTCTCCACCTCTCTTAGCCAAGTCAGTGAGGGAGAAGTTAGAGAGGAAGCTGGGGCTTTCTTTTTCACCTTCAGGAGTAATAGACTTAAAGGCAGCAGAGGCTGAATTAACAGCAGATGGAATAGTGAATAATTGATTGATACGCTCTTCAGCCCCTAGTTTAGAATCAGAAGCATTAGTTACTTTGACAAAGTTATTAATGTCAAAGCCCGTGGGATCAAAGTCTTTATCTTTCAACCTAGTAGACAGCATATCCAAGATGCCTCTGTCTTGTGCAAGGGCAACTAGCTGATCATCTGTAGCGTTAGGAGCAAAGCCTTTGACAACATTGATTTTTTCTTTGATGTCGTTAGAGAGCGTTCTGTTTTCTTTTACAACAGATGCGTAATTTTCGTACATTGATTTAACATTAGCAGCAGCTAAAATCCTTGCGCTCTCTTCTTCCTTAGCAAAGTCTTCACTAGCAGCTTGGGCAAAGCCAGTACCAAAAGATGTCCAATTAAAAGCCATGTTAAATCCCCGTTTTAGTTTTGCGCTGCATCAGCCCCATCTTTGGTTCTTCAGCAGGAGAAGACATCTCTTCTACTGGCATTTCCATACTGCTAGCCAAAGCCATCTTAATTGCTCTAGTGGGTATAACACGCATATCATCATACTCTTCTGAGTATGTAACTGTCTTAATGTCGTTTATCATAGCCACTGTCTTCAGCATCTCAATGATGATGGGCATAACAAGAATGCCAGCATCTAAAGTATGCGCTCCCCTTTGTACACCACTAAGCATGATAACTTCAGCCAAAGAAGCCAAAGGAGCTTTAGTGTCTAAAGAATCCAGCACGGTATTAGCCATCTCCTTAGAAGACAACATGGAAATATAGCTATTAGCTACATCAGAAATCTTTGTAAATTTAGGGGGATTTTGCCAACCTCTGCTTTTCTCTGGCGCAGTCCAAGAGATACCAGCAGCAACAGGCTGTAACACCTGCCCAGCAGTTAGTTCATTTGTTGCCATTTAAGATCTCCTGTCTTGTTTCTCTGATGCCTTCAATGTAGTCTGCCACCATCTTAAGTGTGGGGTCTTCTTTCTCTGTCTTTGCTACAGAGGGAGGGGCAGCTAACAATCCCTTAGCCGTAGGAGATTTCTTCTTAGGCAGAGCCTTTCTTTTCTCTAAGACAGCTTCAATTTTTTTGAAATAGTTTTTAATTTGTTGCATAATTAGAAGCTCCAATTTTTATAGATGTCAAAAGCAAGCTTACCCCAAGCAGAAGCGCTTTCACCGTCTGCTTTAATCTCTGCTGCTGTCTTGCTAGCATTGGCAGTGATGGTGGCTGTTGCTATCTGAGTCAGTCTATCTTTGTCATTTTCTCCTGCCTTGTAGGACATCTCCAACAAATCCCTATATGTTTGACTTTGCTGTGCGTAAGTGGATGCTGACATATCTGTAGCAAGCTTAGCATTCACAGCATTAGCTGCATTTTCTTCTCTTGTATTAGAAGTGGAAATGTCTGCTATTAGTTTAGCATTAGCAATGTTAATTTGATTAGACATTGTAGCATTAAACTCTTCACGCTTGTTAGCCTCACTAGCATTAAATCTAGCAACCTCGTTAACAGCAACATTATTAGAAATCAATACTCTGTTCTGTTCTGTTGCGGTGTATTGTGAGGCAGAAAGAGCAAGAGAGGCATTAATCTTATCTGCCTCTAAAGCATTAGATGCATTAGTAGCCTTAGCTGCGTTCTCTGCTGCTGTGTCGCTAAGTATGGCTTGTGAAATAAGCTGTGATTTAATTACAGCCATCTGTTGGTTGTTATCTAAATTCTTCATATCAGTTTCTAAGAAAGCCTTAGAAATTAATACGTTTGCTTGTTGACGATTATTTAGATTAGCTAAGTCCATTGATGCAGCAGAGGCAGCATTAGCAATGGCAGTGGCTTGTGCAGTGTTAAGCTCAGCAAGTCCAATGCTCTTCATCATTTCAGAATTATGTAGCGCCGTAGTTTGAGCAGCGGTGAATGTAAGCGAGGCATTCTCTGCAATACGGGAAGCATTAAGAACAGCGGCTTGTTGCTTGTTATCCAATATCTTACCCTGCATAGCTGCTTCAATTTGTGCATTAGCTAGGGCGGTCTGTTGTCTGTTAGAGGTGTTAGCCATACTTACTTGCACTTGCATTGCGCTGTCGTGTAGAGCAGCTTGCTGTAAGTTATTCAAATTAATATTGGCTTGCTCAGCATAACGAGCAGCGTTAAGCACAGCAGCTTGCTGACTATTGCTTAAATTCTGTCCTTGCAGCGCTGCTCTAATTTGAGTATTAGCCAGCATTGTCTGCTGAGTATTACTTATGTTCTGGCTCTGTAGGGCAAATGCATTGGTTGCGTTAGTAAGTCTTGCTTGTTGCTCATTAGATAAATTCTGTAGAGACAAGCCTTGTTGGGCAGCAGCATTAGTTAATGCAACCTGTTGCCTGTTGTTCAAGTTCTGCATGCCCATTGCTTCAAACGCCTTAGCGTCCTGTGAGGCAATTGGCAAGGCGCTCTCCATAGCTGCTTGAAATATAGCTGCACTGGCTATAGAGCTACCACCAAGACCCCTAGAAGCCATAACAGCATTGGCTGCTCTAATGGCTCCAGCGGCCCATGCAGGAGTGGCTCCGTCATCGAAGCTCTTCATCAATGAAGACAGTTGTCCTTGCACTGTAGACAGCGCATTAACATCACCCTGTGCTGCTTGTGCCAATGTGCCATCATCTACAGTGAATGCTGCCAACCTAGCAGCAACAACCGTAGCGTCAACATTCAAGCCCTGAGCAACGAGGGCTTTTGACTGCGCCATATCAGCTTCTTTAATCTGAGCAGCTTGAACAAGTTGATTAGCCTCTACTGTCCCTTGGGCTGCTACTACTTTTTCAGGCGCGGCTGTTTGTGCAGCCTCTGACACCACTTTAGGGGCAGCAGTTTCAGCCACAACCATTTCACCAGCACCAGTAGTACGCACTTCGGCTTTTGCAGGGGCTTTGTATTCCTCTCCTACTTTTTGTTCTGCGGCAATGGCTTCTGCTGATAACTCACCAGTGGCAGCTTCTGTCTTAGCTCCTTCACTAACCACACCTTGTGCGGCCTTTGCTTTATCTAGTTCTGTTTGAATAGCAGTTTGAGAAGTGTCAGCAGTGATTGCTGTTTCCTGCACCTTGTCGGGTGCTGTCACTGTCTTTACGTCAGTAGAGGCAATTTTTTCGGCTGTTACGTCTGTGGTCTCGGCTGCATCTTTAACATCGGCCTTAAATTTTGTATCTGTTGTGTCTGTAGTGACAGGTTTAATCTTTGTATAAGTAGGGGCTACAGGAATAATATTAGCATCCTCATCCTTTGTTGTTGTTGTTGTCACCACTCCACCCTCAGCCATCTTAGTCACATACTTAGAAGTGATGGCAGCATACTTAGTGGCATCGGATGGGGTGGATGCTAGATATTCATCAAACATCTGCATAGGGCCATCATAGCCCATCTTACGGGCCACAATCTCCCTCTGCTGTTCTGTGAAAGTTTCTTTCATTATCTAGTCATCCTATATAAATACTCATTAAACTCTGGGTTAGTTTTCAATACTCCTATAAGACCAGTGGCTACACAGCACACTTGTCTTTCTGTCATCCTTGTTTGCATAATCTCATCTATGGCATGAATTATTTCATGTAACAGAGTATCTGCTTCTAACAAAGAGTGTTGTCCCTTTTTAATCTCAATACACAGCTTGTCATTTATACATTGCCCCAATGTTTCTTCTTTGTCTGTGGATCCATCCAAAAGTTCTTTGGCAGTTATAGTATATTCTCTGCCGAAGATGTTAACTTTATTAGGAACCTCTTGCATATATTACACAAGCATTGTTCTAGCTGCTTTCTCAACAGCGGCTGTTCTAGTAAGCCAGCCTTTAAGAAACTTAACTTGGGTGGGCTTTCTGGCTACAATGTCTTTGTAGAAGTTTTCTTTCTGTGTGCTGAAGCTAGTAAGTAGATCCGCTGAAGCTGTCTTAACTACCTTCTCCATTGTGGCTGGGCCAATAGCGCCGTCCGCTACAGCACCAACAGCCCGCTGAACAAACTTAGCCGCTTGCCCTGTGCCAGCATTAACAGCAAAGTCAAAGGCTAGGTAGTCAATGCCTGATGGCAGATCGTCTCCACATACTTTGTCCCAATACATCTTTTTATAGAAAGGCTTAACCTTTTCTTTTGTCAACTCACGCATAGCATTGATGGGGAGTTCTTTCACACCTAGATAAGACATCCAAGCTGCCTTAGTAACTCCTAAGTTAGTTTCTCCCCCGTGATCTTCGGGGTCGTTGACATAGCCACCCTCTGATTTTAGAACCAATTCAAACGCTTTATCGTAGTTAAGTTTCATTTGTTTTTCTCTTCTGGCACAGACTTATATAGCAAATCATTCTTAGCTTGGCTACCTGCGGAGGATCCGAAGTAGAAACTGATAATACCTGTCCAAGCAGTACCTAAGCTGCCCAGCATTATATCAATTTGTGGCGCGTGTTGGATCTGTCCATACATCAAGCCAAACAAAATACCAAAGAAACCACAGGTTACTCCTATGGACATGGTGGCAGGAATCCAAGACTTAGTAGCAATCTGCATATCTCTGGCAGACTTCTTATCCTCAGCAATAAGTTTTGCAAAGTCTAGGTTCATAGACTGTGCCTGTTTTTTAAGCTCTAGCTCAGCTAGTTGAATGGAAGCGACCTGTTCTGCTGTGAGCTTATTGCTGCTGATGATGCCTTGTACATCGTCAGGTTCACAGCCAATAGCCTTAGCTACAGCGCTGACAGCCATACCAGCAAGAGGGCCACCTAGTGCGGTGGCAATAGTTGGTGCTACAGATTTAAGCCAGTCCATTAAAAACCCCTATTTGTGATGATGTGAAATAACGATCCCACTAGGGGAACAACAATAGCGCTTGCACCTGTTAGCCAAAGGGTGTTCATAATAATAGCAACCTTTGCTTCCTTGTCCTTCTGTCTGCGTTCTTCTTCTTCTTTCTCCAGCATATTTCGTTCTTTAACTAACCTAGTTCGCTCTGACATCATCTCTTCCCAGACCGGGGCATTCCCGCTATAAAAGAGTATGTCCTTCAATTCTTTTTCGTGCTCTCTCAGCGCCTTAGATGCCAGTGCAATCTGAAGAGCTTGTGCGCTAATCTGTGCATCTGTCTTACCTATACTAGCAATCCGTGCTTTGCTACTAGCTAAGTGGACGGTATCTGCCGCTTGATAAAAACCGCTAAATTCCTTATATAAGCTGTGGATGTCCTTACCAAGGGCTACTGCTTTTTTATTCCTGCTACCGCAGCCTGAGCCATAGCAAAAGCCGTGAATGGGTCAATCATTAGAACAACTCCTATTTCTTATCTACTACTGTCCAGCGGCATATACGTCCGTCTTTGTCTACAAACTCATTAGCACTCAGCTTCTCATCCTTCTTAGGGATGTGGCAGACCAACACCACCTTAGTTTCAGTATTGGGCCACGGACTTTCAGCAGAAACAATTTGGTCAATCACTTGTCAGCTTTTGCATCCAACCGATCAAACAGACGCTCTAGGGTTGCATCAATTTTATCGAGACGACTCTCAATGTCCGCTTTGCTGACGTAATGCTTTGGCAGGTCAATCTCAATAGCTTTGATGTCTGCTTTTAAAGTTTTGACTGAATCCCAAATTTCCTTACACCACCAGCCAATGGCGACAAGAAGTACGCCACCGACAAAATTAAACATTGCTTGGTATTCCACAATTACTCCGATGCAGTACGCAAAGGGGTTAGATTTTCTGTAGTCCAGAAGTCTTTCTCTAGCATAATCTTCAGGTGCTCTTTGTTGCGAGACAGGCAGTCTGCCCAATCTTCAGCACTCATAGACTCAGGCTTACCTGCGTTGATGAGAGTTACGCTGTCCATAGCGGCGCTATAGTGTTGAGCGATTTGTGCGGCGGTAATTTCGTTTTCCATAGTTTACTCCTTAAAGGTTAATAGATTTAAAAACATCGGTCTGCCCTGCCTCTTGAGGCAGTGTGTACATGGTTTGAACGGTGGTTGAAAACTGGGTCATGATATTTCCTTTCAATGTCTGGCAAATTCGCCGTGGTACTTATTTCTTGCTTCAGTAGCAACCAACTCAGCTAACTCAAGGTCTTCAAAATACCCCAACTGAGTCTTCTTTTTGTTAATGTTTATATTAACAACCCATTTTTTGCGGAGTTTACTCCAACAAACATTTTTAATGCCAATTTTATTATCAACGCGGGCATGACGATTTAAAGCGTTTGTAGATTTAGTTGCGGCCCTAAGATTGGTAATTGAATTATTACTTGGATTGCCATCAATATGGTCAATAATTTCTGGAATAAATCCATGATGCAATAAAAATATAATGCGATGAGCTAGATAGTAGTTTCTTTTATGTCCAAAACGTAAATAACCATACGCATCTACACTTCCAACTTTTTTATACAACTGTCCATCAACTTCAATAAAGTTTGCCTTAGCATCTTCGTAGGACAATGAGTTGGTAGTCATGGTAAGTCCTTATGCTAAAGTGAGAGATACTGAACGAGTTGTTCCATCTGTGCCACGAACCTTAATTTTTAAGGTAGTGTTATTTGTTAATTCAAATGTTAGTGTTGAGTTAACGGTAAGCGTAGGTGCAGTACCTGTTACTTGCTGAACAAAGTTTCCACTGCTATCAATAAATTGGCGCACATTTCCATCACCATCTGACAGCACGATATGATTGCTGCCAGTAGCAGAGATGGGAGCGGTGGCTCCTTGGTATGAGCCAATGATGACGTTGTTATATCCTGTGGTTATTCCGTAACCTGATAACCGTCCAACACAAAGATTGGCGTATCCAGTTGTGACACCATATCCAGCTTGAACTCCAAAATAAGTATTCCCTACTGCGGGTGTTGTTTGACTATATCCAGCCTGATACCCCACTGCTGTGTTGTTGGAGGCGGTGGTGTTGGAGAATAACGAGGAATGACCTAGTGCGACATTATTACCACCAGTAGTATTGGTG